GGCTGCGGATTACCAGCTGCCGCTTGTGGTGCCCCAGAAACTGCGTTTTGTACAGGTTGCTGTGCGGGCGCTTGCGTGGGCTGCGCTTGATTTCCATTGAGGTTCACGTTGTTCACTTCTCCTTTCTTCATCAGCAATTCGTTTCGGATCTTGTCGATGACTTGCCGCGGCAATACCTGGGCGGAAGCGGCAAGTCTAAGCGTTCCTTCCTCATCGAACATGATCTCGTCAACAAACCCCTTATCCAGCGCCTCCTGGGCGGTTAGCCACGTTTCCTGATTCATCAGCTTGAGGAGTTCGCTTTCACTCAAACCGCTTTTGAGCCGGTAGGCGTTGGCAATGGATTTGTTCCAGTTTTTGAGCACATCCGACTCGTGCGCATGGGCGCGATAGTCGCCAATGCTGACCGACGATACGTTATGGATCATGATCTGGGCGGTCGGGCTGATCATCACCTTTTTGCCGGCCATCGCGATAATCGACGCGGCGGAGGCGGCAATGCCGGTGATTTTCACAGTCACATTCCCCCGGTACTCTTTCAGTGCCGTGTAAATTTCGGACCCCGTATAGACGTCGCCGCCCGGGGAGTTGATGTAAACCTCCAAATCATCCCCGCCGGCTTCCTCCAATGCGCGCATCACTTGGGCCGGCGATGTGGATTCGAGCTCGAGCCAATCATAAATCCACTGGTCGTCGTTCGAAACGATGTAGCCCCTGATATCAATTCTGGTCGGCATTTCGGTTCTCACCTCCTTCGCCAAGGTTCGGCTCTCCGCCAGGCAAATCTCGTGCCGCCTCGTACTCACGACGCAGTACGTCCACGTTGTTGTCGTAGTCCATTCCGGTCAACTCCATCGTTTCGCGCTCGTGGGTGGAGAACTTGTACTTAATCCGCAGCGCGGCCGCCTGGACCTCCTTGATCGGATCGATTTGACCGGGGCTCGGCCCGATCCAAATCGCGGAACTCCACAGTTTCCGTCGCACGGGATCGTTCAAAAAACCGGGCGCCTGAATCCGCCCCGTGGCCACGGCCTCAAACAGCCACATCTCGTAAACCGGCTGACAGAATCCATAGGCGAACCAGTCGCGACGATCCCGAAACGCCCGCCATGCCTGAAGCAGAGCGGCGCGGCTCGCGCTGTAACTGGAGTTGAACACTCCCAGCAGCACCTCGTAAGGCATGTCCAGCGATGCGCCGGCCAGCTGGGCCATCGCCTTTGTGAAGGTTTCGAAGCCGGCCGTCGGATGCTTCGGGTCGCCGAACTTTACGTCTTCGCCTTGACCGAGGACGTTAATCGTGCCAGGCCCCATTTCGTAGCTGGCCAGACGCTCCTCGACCGGCAGGTTCACTTGCTGATCCTCCGGGATGGAATCGGTGAACGGGATGTCGTTGGTCTGGCCGCTCGTCGTGATGAACGCCGTGAAAAAGCTGTTGACAATCGCCGCCGCGATCTCCGCCTCCGTGTACCGATTCAGCTGCTTGATCTGCTCGATCACCGGAGCGAGATACGGCACTCCGCGATATTGCTCCGCGCGCTCCGGATCCATGACAAAAAGGACGTTCGGCAGTCCGGTTACCCTGTTATTCGCCTCTACCCGGACCCACTCCGTCGGCCGGTTTATCGGAAGCAAACTGTTCGGGTATTTGTTACAGATCCAGTACGCAACGACCTTCCCGTTGGCATCTGTCTCCACGCCGTTCCGGATGGCTCCTCCGTTCGGCAGTTCCTGATAGCTGGTGAAGTCGTAACCGTCGAGGCTCAGGAGTGGTGAGTAACCGGAAGTGGATTCCGGGTTGCATAGCCTGTCGGCCTCGATCAAATGGAGCCGAAGCCGGTACGGATTGAGACGCTCCGGAGCGTCCGCGTACTTCACCACGGCGAGCGAGTCGCCGTTCAGTAGCCAACCGGTCAGCATGACCCGCTGGGTGTCATAAAAGTCCAGCAGTCCCGTGTTGTCGATCTTGGAGAGCGCCCACAGGTTGAATTCGAATTCGGTGCGCTCCTCCCACTCCTTCGCCTGCTCTGGCGTGAGACCAAGCATCCGGTAATTGAGCTGGCATTTCAGCGTGAGCCCGGAACCGATGATGTTGGACTGGTTTTTCTTGATCGCCCCGGTTGCAATACCGCCGGACATGTACAGGTCCCTGGACCGTTCCCGGAGTAAACGCAGGTTGCTGCCGATGTCCTCTTGCGGGCTACGGCTCGAGCTGTCCCATCCCTGCATGGATTTCTTCCGGCGGCTGGCTCCGCTGTGCGAATACCCGCTGTTCGTGAAGCGGCGCAACAAAGAAAGCCTTGCGCGCGCGACTTCGCGCTTCAAGGCTCTTTGCGGATCCAACCAAGCTATGGTTTTGTCGATGAAGTTCACAAGTCACATCACCCCTTTCAATGCTCTTCAACGTTCAACGATAAAAAGGTTTTGGCCACTTCAAGCATGCCGATTATCTGAAATTCATTTTGATAGTTATGGCTTACTTCAAGTGTGCCTTTTTTAGTTCTGACAACGATAATCACATCAGCAATGTCCTCTATGCTTTCTATCACCTCATCCAGCACATATTTTGGAGTGTGCCTGCCTTCTTTATTGCTCTTGTATTCGATCAGGTTCTGAATTTTCATGCCCTGACACCTTTCTGCGTTACAAATCCCGGTACAGAATCCGGAATGCTTTTCTTCGGTTGGGGTTCGCACAAGTGGCCAGCGCCGTCTCCAGCTGATCCCGCTGCTTTTCAAGCGCGGCTATTTCCTCCCGAATGTTTTGCAGGTCGCCGCGTTTAAGCGACCGACTGCCAATGCGGTATTCCTGGGCGCCGTTCAGGATCGCGGCTTCGGCCTGATAGTACATTTCGAGGCGCTGCTTCACCCTCTCCAGCCGAGCGATAATATCCTCACGTCTCACGGCCAACACCTACCAGACATTCGATTTTTTGACGAGGCGCTTGATTGCCGCCGCCTTTGACTTCGGTGCGGTCGGTTTGCTTGCCTCTTCCGCCCCCTTGAGCCGCTGCTCAAGCGCGTCGTAATTCGGGTTCAGGATCTCCTTTGCCGCGAGCGCATAGTTCCGGGCGTCCAGCGCCTCGTTGCGCGCGCTGGTCGAAATTTTTTCCCAGACGTACCGCGTTACGCCGTTCTTCTTCCGCGCCACCAGTTTCTCCGACAGGAGGCCTTGGAAGTAATAGCGGTCGTACCCGCGGCTTTCATCGTCTGGAAAGTGGCAATATTTCGGGCCGGGTTCCTGCACTCGCAGGGCGGAATAAATCCGGCTTTTCCCGTCATCGACACCCAGAATCACCACGAGCGCGTTTTCCTTGTTCTTGCGCGTGAGCCTGTGAATCAGCGGGATCCCGGGTCCGCCTTGACCCTTAACGGCGAGCACCCGTCGATGCTCGTTCCGCTTGGCGTACTTGTAGATTTCGGTGGTGTAGTGGCCGCCTGAGTCGATGCAGGTGCAGGCCACTTTCAACCCCTTCCCGTCCGCAAACCGGTAAACGCGGTTCAGCACATCGTCCAGCTGCTGCAGGGTTTGCGGATCATCAGGCCTGCCGACGATAACGCCGTATTCAATGCCCCAGCTCTCATGCCCGTGCCCCCATCCGACGATCTCATACTCCAGCCGGTCGTCCTGTGTGTCGACTCCGGCAGTAAGGAGCAGCACGCCGTCCGGCAGATCGGCCGGATATTCTTCTCGACGTTTCAGGAGCACGTCTTCCTCCATCTGCTCGCCGCGGTCTTCCCACGTCTCGCCGAGCACGGTGTTCGTAAAAACCTTGAATTGCTCCGGATCGTCTTTCGATTCCAGGAACTGCTGAACGATCTCCCGCCATGAAAACCACGGCGAAACAAAAGCGTTGAGCCAGAAGCTGCGCACACCGTTCTCGATCGCAACAGGGTTGTCGGCGATCCACTTGGCCGGCTGCCGCTTCATCGTATATTCGTCTCCTTCGTGGAAACAAGACGGGCAGCGCCACCAGACGTCGTGAACCTGATATATTTTTCTGTTACCCGCTTCGTGTATCTCATGATCGAATCGAATGTCGCGGAGGACGATGGGGTGAAATTCTCTGCAGTTTGGGCACTGGATGCACCATTTTTCCTGTGTCCCCATTTCGTACTCCTGTTCGATTCGGGAAGCGCCTTTCACAGTTGGTGTCGAAACGAAAATCTTCTTCCTGTTCCAGAATGTGATCGTCCGTTTTTCTGCCAGCGCGATCGGGTCGCCCTCACTGCCGGCGCTTGCCGGATACCGATCCACTTCGTCGCACAGCAACACGCGGATCGGACGGCTGGCCAAGCCCGCCGGGCTGTTTGCGCCGCCTATCGCCAGGAAACCGCCAGGGAACACTTTCATCAGGATCGTATTGTTGGTGTCCCTGGTCTTGGAATCGGCCACCTTTTGCGCCAACACTTCGGTATCCCGGATCATTGGAGCGATCCGACGCTTGGAATAATCTTCTGCTATTTCAATCGTTGGCTGGACCAAAAGCAAAGGCCCCGGGTCGACGTCGATGTAATAGCCGATGGTGTTGTTAATGATCTCGGATTTGCCTACCTGCGCCGAGGACATGACGACGATTTTTTTCAATTCCGCGGATCCGTAACGCTGTCCATGATCTCGCGCTGGTACGGCGCGCGGTCGGTCCGCCATTGGCCGGGCTCAGCTGATGTCTCTTTCGAGAGTTTCCTATACCGGTCGGCCCATTCACTCACCGTCAGCTTCGGTGGCGGCGCCACTGCTTTCAGGATCTTCCGAAACAGGTTGATCGTCTTCTGCATCGTCACCCCCTCCTGCGAACATCGCCGGGTCGTATTCGCTCAGCTCCGTCAATGCCTCGAGTAATTCGGCATTGATCACTTCGCTGATCTCGGACAAATTTTTGACCCCGAGCACTTTCGGGGCCACTTTATCAGGAATCGACAATATGCGGTTCCGAAAGGTGACGAGCATGTTCGTCAGCACGAATTCCACATCGGCGGCATCGTGCATCTGGTTTTTCAGCTTGGCCAGTTTGATCTCGGCCATCTCGCGCTTTGCCTTTTCGTGCAGGGCCTTTTCCTCCCAATACATCGCCTGCGCTTCTTCGTCCGCATCACGATCCTTAACGCCGGTGCGCAGATATTCGATGTATCGTTGCACGTTCTTCATGAGCGGCCAGCGACCGGCTGCTTGTTTTTCCAATATCCCCTCTTGCGCTAGCTGGTTGATACGCTGACGCGTGAAGCCAAGCAACTTCGCCATCGCATCGGTGTTGACGATGATTTCGCCGATGTCATCAGCTCTTTTCATTCTGGTCATAACATCACCTTATCGGAAAGAAAACCAAGATAAGAAAAATTTATGCCTAGGCCCATTTCGGGCTCGCGAGCAGCCGCAACCGGCCCGGACACCCAGAAGGACCCGAGCCGTTCTGGAAATTTTTGCCCCTCCCCTACCCCATCGCTTTAGTGCGTGAAAGCGCCTTTCTACCAGTTTATAGTAATTCGTACCTCCGCCGGTCCTCAGCGGTCTTCCTCATGTGGCACCGGTGGCACAGCGACCGAGTATTGCTCAGCTCGAGGCGGAGATCCCACCTCACCCTGATCGGGATGATGTGGTCAACCTCTGTCGCCCTGGTGAGCTTCTGTTCAGCGAGGCAATTCCGGCAGAGATAATGATCAAGTGCCAGACGTCTTTCGCGCAGCCGCTGCCATTCCCTAGTTCGGTAGAACTCAGCCGCCTTCCGATCCCGCTGATGCTGGTCATAGAAGCGCTGCCGCTCCGCCTCGTCCTGCTTTTTTCGGTAGGCGTGCTGCTCGCAATATCGCTCGCGCGTAAGATTCGGGCAAAGCGGAATGGCGCATGGTCGAAGCGGTCGATTGGACATCTTCGCAACTTGTGTTTTGTTTGTCATTAAAACCACCAAATAAAGGTTTTTACATAATTCTGTCGAATTTATGCAAAAGAAAGGAGGTGAATGTCGAATGATGAATTGGTCGAATCCATTGGTTTTTAATAAGTTGTCTGCAGCCTTTATTCCTGAACATGGAGGCGTCTATGCCTTTTGGAGTGATCGGAACACAAACGGACAACCAATCTACATTGGTCAAACAAGCAATTTGCGCCAACGTTTCCTTCAATACTGCGATGGAGCAAATGACTGTGTATCAAAAAGAGCGAATTATTTCTCTTACATCCCTGTTGCAAGTCAAATCATCCGCGAGAGTATGGAAACCGACTTCATTCGTAGATACAATCCTCCCTGTAACGTCCAGCACAAACTATGGTAAATTGCAAAGAGAAAGATGCCTGGTCCGCAATTAATGCTGCGGACTTTCTTTTTGACTATAACACCGGACGCCGCCCCGCACCGGTCCGGTCCCGGCGGAGGAGGCGAGGCCCGCTACACGCCAGCGAGGCGGCC